GATTAAATGCCATGATCTACCTCAATCCGTTAGATCATAGTAGGACATAGACCCGATAATGTCATCGGAGCCAGAAATAGTGCGGGCAGCAAGTGTATAGATGTCACTTACGCCTGCAAGCGACGCACCAAGCTGGAGGTCAAAATTATAAGAGTCCCCAGTGCTTACAACCCCACTTCCTTGATTACTCCCAGATACATAGTCAAGATCAACAATCGTACCGCCAGTTAAAGCAGTAGCTGTTACGTCTATTTCTACGTTCGTCGAATTGCTTGTAAACGAAGCACCGGTCAACGTCGGGTTTTTAATCAGTACAACTTCATAATCTAAGACTGAGCCAATTGGAATAGCGTGATAAACAGAAGGTATAACAACTGCACCCAAAGAGGTGCTTTTTAAGCGTATAGAAACAATCGGGACGAAGGTAGTAGTTACCCCAGTCAATGTCGTAGTTCTTCTAGCCCATCGAGGTATTGCTTTCTGGTCATACCCACCTTCGGATATAACAGACGAACAGATTTGAGTTAGCGTTGAAGCAGAAGCAGTAGCTGCTGTGTTTTCAATCTCATACCGTACCGGCAGAATTGCCGTGGTCATGTAAACCTTGTCGATGTCATTTGCATTGTTAAACGTATGGCAGACAATAAACGTGCCGTCGATGATGAACCCGCACCGAACCGAACCTACACCCAACCACTCAAAGTCCATGTAGAGAATCTGAGCTTTGGATACATCAAGCGTTAGCCCAGAAGCACCCGTGCCATCTAGCTTGTCACCATTCCAGTCAGCTTGGTTTACAGTTCTAGCATCGCTTGGTGTGCCGGACGTATTGGTGCGGAGCACAAAAGAATTAGTTGTACCGCTTACTTGGAAGAAAACACCGTTGTCGGTATTGAAGTACCCAACTCGTTGTCTGAGATTTGTTTTGCCCGTATTCATCACGAAGGTGGCTAGCACCTGTAGGCTTTTCCCAGGCTGGTACGGAAATACTCGATACGTCTGACGGACTGCTTTATCACCAGAAGCTGTGGTAACCGCCATGTCTACGCTTGATTCATTGGCAACATAGGTAGCCGTAGCTGACCCAGTCAGTGCTTCGCTGAACTGAGGATCTTTCTGATAGCGGTTTTGACTATCAAATAATGTGTATGGATTAGCTACACGTAGCCGCCCAAAAGCATCTAGGGATGTAGCTGAAAATGGTTCCATATTGCCGTTTATCTCATCAGTGACTTGGGTTAAGTATCTATCTAATAAGTTGAAATACAAACGAAGCGCACGGATAAACTCATTCTGCTGCCGTACATCATACTGCGGGGGTGGCAGAGGTATAGCTGGTGCGACAAAGTTCTTAACAAGAATCATCGCTTCCCATCCGGCCTGACATCAAGTCGAACGGAACCAAGCTGCCACTGCACCCCAAGATCTGCGGAAGCTACTTTAAATGACATCTGCCTACCACGGGCACGCAAAAATACCTGCTCTGTATACTGATCAACGGTTGATACATTAGCTGCGACAGTCTTAGTGTTTGAGCTAGACACCATAGGCGCACTTCCAGAAAAACGCTTAGGAGTCATCGTAAACGTAACTGACGGACCAGCAACTGTAGACTCATTGAAATTAACATCAGGAATCATACGGCGTGTCAACATAAACTGCTCGCCATCTGCGAGATCAAAATCCGAAGATGAGATATACGAAGTCATCGCAGAGGCATCGTCATTCACCCCATACTCATGTTCATACTGGTAGCCAATTGCTGAATTTTCATCTGTCCTAGTGGCGATTGGGTTGCCTCTAATCGCAGTGTCTAACCACGAGTTACGAACAATAGTGCCGTAATACCAAGCGTTCTCAAGGTGGTTGAATATGACATAACGGTCATTCCAAGTAGACCCTTCGCTTGGGTAAAACCACCAAATTTCGGTAAACCCTTCGTTTGTACCACAAACAATTTGATCAACTTGGTTAAAGTTAAGATCTTGGAATACATACTGACGCAGTGTGCAAGGCAGTGTTTGCACCTGACCTGAATAGACATAGAACTTATCCTGCCCCATCCAGTACACGACGTTGTTGGCAGTTGCTACAGCACGAGGGCTAATAATAGAGATGTTGTCAGCAAGCTCTTGTAAAGCAAATACATCTGTTGTACCCACAAACTGTAGCGAGTAAAGACTAGAGTTGGTATAAACCAAAATTTCTTGTCGGGTTGGGAATGCACGGATAATTTGAGACCCGCGAGACACCCTGATGAAACCCGCCGAATTAGTGGTTGTCGGTGTCCAGTTTTGCGGTTCGTCTTGGTTAGCCCAACGGATCAACAACGGGTCAAAATCAGTAGCCGACCCACCGTATGGCTGACATCCAAAAGCAAGTAAGTGCTTATCGTTTTGGGACACGAGTATCTGCATTGCGGCATTAGGCACGTCGGTTGCAGGTACGCCGGTTGGACCTACCAAAGACGACAATAGAATTGCTCGTGTACCAAGTGCAGTTGACGGGTTACTTAGAGAACCACGCTCCCAGTAATAAATAGCTCCATTACGGATATTCATCACAAGGTCGTTGTCAAAATTATCGAACCACCAATCTCGTTGCTGTAGAACAATTGGCGTAGATCCGCTAACCCCCCAAGCACTTGTACTCCAAGTACCAGAACCCCAGCCGTAACCGTAAGTGGTTGAGGCATACCCAGACGTAATAGCATACTTTGCAACAACCGCCCCACCACCATTACCTGAATCTGAAGCTGTAGCCAGAACAGGAACGATCTGTGTTGGATCGATAGATCTAGCTTGAATGGTGTAGGTGTTTACGCCCGTTTTTGTAATTTCATAGTCTTGGTCTAAAACAACAGCGGTCATATTGCCACCAAGACTCACTACGTTACTGAAAGTTACAAAATCCCCAGTCTCTGCGCCATGTGCGGCATCAGTAACCGTGATTGTTGAAGATCCAGTAGAGGCGGCAAAAGTTGCCGTACCTGTAGTTGTTGCTCTCAGTGGTGTGATGTTGTAATACACCCCCCCTGTTTCGATGTATACGTGGTCGTCAGTACCAAGTGCTAGGAAGTTATCGCCGTAGGTGGTTATCCAGTTGAGTAACTGTCGGCATACGCCAAAGAAAAAGAAAGGTGTTATTTTTGCCCATCCACCAATCTTTTGCGGGTATCCAGAAAAGAACCTAATTTTGTCGCACTCATACCAACCCCCCTCACCGGAATAGCTGGTTTGATCTCGGTTGACCCCTGGTCGAAAATTGAGCTTGAGGAAAGGCATCGATCACCTCATCAAGGCAGCTTCTGCTGCGCGACGGCGCGTGAGACCGGGAAGCACTCGACCAGCAGCTTTATTCCAGAGCATACATTGGTCTGCTGCACCATCCCAGTCCCCCGCATCAATCCGTTTTTTAAACGTGGAAACCCGATAGTTTCCCAGGCCACAATTGTAGACCCAGCTAGTCACGGCGGCAATGCGTCGTGGTAACGCAGTCTGTATTTTAGGGGAAAGCTTTACCAAACCTCGGACAAAATACTCCACATGATGATCCAAGGCGTCCTCGCACTGCTGCATGGTCCAGATTGTGTCAGGGTTGATGTCTGGGCCGGTTGCTCCCCAGCCGATTGTCCAAGGATGTCCACGGGTTCCGGGGTCTGGGTAAGCTTGAACTCGTCCATCAGGCAAACGCTTTGCCAAGCCCTCGAAAGGCTTGATTAGTACATCCTTGCAAAGCTTCTTAGCCTCTTCATTCACGATTTGTTGTATTTCTCTATAGACCGTCCTACAAACCAGAACGTTAACATCATGTTTAACATGGCGAAGTCATCTTCGTCGTAGCTCTTGGTCAAAACTTCTGCCCAGTTAGCGTTGGTCTGAAACGCAATCGTTAACCCCGCGACTTTAACAGCCACATATACGCCAAATGCAATCCAAGTAAGACCGGGGCGTGTAATAGCAGTAATGAAACTTGCAAGCCATCCTGCCTCTTTAGCAGTCTGAGCCTGTTCTTTAAACGCCTCTTTAATCGTGTCCATCTGCTGGATAGAGTAGTCAACATACTTCTCCTCCATCTTGAACTCGCCCCGCATCTTCTCCAGATCGGTCTGGAGTTGGAACATGGATAGCTCATGCTGGCGTTCGTTCTTTTTGTCCAAGAACTTTAAGACTTCAGGTGCAAGCCTGAACAAGCCACCGAAGATAGAACCTAAAAGACCGCCGCCCAGTAGTTCAAACATAATTACCCCTTAGCCGTCACGATGTCGGCACCCTTTTTGACTGTGACTTTAGAGCCTTCAACATCCACTTGCATGGGTGGCTCGGCACGATCAAGCTTGTCCAGACGGGTGATGAGATCCTTGATGACTTCAAACTCAGGCTTTTCTTGCTTAGGCGCAGTGCCTGCAATCCCATTCAGCATTTGAATAAGTGCAGTAAGTGAAGCGCCCAAAAGACCCATAACAGCAGCAATCTTCTCACCCTCTAGGAACAGGGATGCACCAACACCCACAAGCACGATCAGGAAAATGTAAAGCAACCCATCTTCACCAATCGCTTTACCAGCAACTTCCTTGGCGGAGTCTTGGGCCTTTAGCTCCTCAAGCCGAATCTTGGCTTGTGCTTTCAGGACTGCTAACTCGTGGGTTTTATCATCCACTATTTTACTCCACCAGTGAATACACAATGGCCGGGATGACCGCCTTTAAAACGTCTGACCAATTCATACTTCTAGCCATCCAGTTATAATATATTTTGTGTTTGATATCGGTGGATTGCCTCTATGAAGATGCGTAAAACCAGCAGGCCATAAAACAAGGCGTCCTTGTTTTGGCTTTATTCTTTTTCCTTGATAAAGAAATTCAGTTTCTCCACCTTCGTCAACATCATTTAAATACACCATGTAAACCAGAACTCTTCTTAAATATGCGATTTCTGCGTTTTCAAAATGCCAAACATGATAGCCCTCTCCCGGCTCTGTTTTTTGTATTTTAATATCTCTTATGAAATGTTCCGGCAGTTGTTCTAGTGCAGCGTATTTATTTCTATAATACGGATATACTTCGTTCCAAAATTTTTCAATAAACATCCTGGATGTCATAGTGTTTAGTAATGAAGCTTCAAGAGCGGTTACATAAAACGCATTTGTGTCGTCTTGTCTAAGTTTACTTACTTTTGACTGCTCTTGTCTTGTAAGCGCAAACCCGCCTTCAGTTAATTTTTCAAATGTTTTAAGATGTTGAAAACATTCTTCTGCGTTAAAAAAATTATCAGCAGTTAAAATAAAATCTTTTATTTCTATTTCCATGTTACTCCTTTAAAACCCGCCAAAAGCATTAGCGCCGAACGTGCTACCGTAAATGTTGTTAGCACTTACGAGTTGTGATGTTAACGCAACCACGCCAGATTGATCTGGAAGCGTAAGCGTAACATTACCGGTTAACACATTAGGAGTCACCGTCACAGCATAGTTGTTAGCTCCACCAGCACGCCCAACAATAACAACAGCATCCTGCCCCGCTGCAACTTCAGTACGAATACCGTTAGACGACAAGAAGAAATCCATAGGTGTTAAGACGTTTGTCCCATCACCAAAAACAACAGTTTTACGTCCATTAGGGATGGTTACGCCTGTGCCTGATGCGTACTTAACCTGAATAGTTTGCCCGCCAGTTGTATTGTTAAATATGTAGTAACCCTTAACAAGTGCTGTAGAAGGCAGTAGTAAATTTCTTGTGGCAGTTAACGTTACTGAAGAAGTAAGATTAAGCACGAGATTACGGAAAGTCTGAGAAGCATTACTGTCGGTGTAACCAAGCGTTAAGTCTGCATCACTTGTGAATTGTGCAGTGCCATATCCCGTAATAGCTTGCTCAAGCGCAGTACCAAGGTTTGTATTAGTTGTTACCCCCCACGTACCAGACTGATCACCCGTGCCAATCAGTTCAATTTTTAAATTTGAGTAAGTACTCGCCATGAGGTACTCCTAATTAGGCTAGGCGGATAAGAGCAGTAGTGCTGGTGTTGGGTGGAAACTCAACTTGGAATGTTGTAGTTGAAGTTTTGTCGGAACCGAAATCAAGTACACATATAGCCGGATTACCGCCTCCAACTTTGTAAATCAAAGCACCCCTGGCGGTGATAGCAGCAGTCCAAGAAGCATTAGAAAAATTAAGGTAAGAAATACCGTTGGCAGTATCAAGAGAAAGTGTAGGGGTGATAACTGCCCCACCAGCCGTATACCCCGTAGCAACGACCTGACCTGTGGTAGAAACCGAATAAGCTGTCGTTGTCTCATCAAGCGTAGCATTGTTGGTATATAAAGCTATACGAAAGACTTGTGTCGTTGTTGAAGAAAAATCAAAAATTCCTTGAAGCACTTGTTGCTTAAAGGAGTTACAAGTGTAGTTGCCAGTAAACGCCATTTAGTTCACCGACATCCTTATCTGTCCAGACCTGTAAGCATCGCGGCGGTCCATACCATCACCAAGACGCTTGGCAAGAATCATAGCTTCTTCATATCGTTTTGCATATGTGGCAATCACATCTGCTTCGCCCTTCATAAAGGTGTAGCCCTCGACAAGCGCACCATAGAGCAATGCAGAGTCAAAATTATCGCCAAGCCATGTAGTACCTGAACTAGCTGTCGTTATAGACTCTGGGTAGTAGAAATAATTTAACTGATACGTATAACCAGCAAGCGGCGTTGGCGCTAAAAGAATTGTTGTTGACGCTGTCGTAGCTCCGTAAAGGGCATAGTACTTTGGCACCCCTGTTGCAGACGGATCGGGGTAAGCTGCACGAATATAGCTAACGTCTTTATTCAACAAAAACTCTTGATAACTCGTAGCAGGGTCTGTCACAGAAAACTCATACACAGCTAAAAAATCAGACTGTGTTGCTAACGTCTCCACTCCAGCAGACATAGACCCAGTAACGTTTTTCCTAAAGTTAGGGAACTGCACCGAGTTATAGATACGCTGTTCGGCTTGCTTAATAAACGTATCTATTTGCTCTTTAGTCGTTAAGTCAACCGTACCCGATCCAGACGTATTGACCCCCGTGAACAACGGGAAGTCGTTCTCCAGATAGCCTTGTACAGTCTTGAAAAGGGCTGAATAATTCACGCCATCGGTCCTCTAGACATCAAACCTTTAGTAGCCGCACCCGTACCACGCATCTTGATACCGCTTGTCTTTGGTTCGGGAAAGTTAAAACGCTGGATGTTACCGACTGACATGTTAACGTCAGAAGCTTTTAGACGGTTGCCACCTCTATACCCAGCATTGGATACATCAGTACCAGCTTTACCGTCCATCGTATGTGGCTCGGCATAGACGGGCGCTTGCCCGACTTCTTTACCCATCATTTTTTGACTGAACTTAGCCACGAGAAGCTCCCTTCTTGTAAGTAAACGAAGGCGATTTTTGGTTAGCGATCTTCGCCATGTTTCGACCAAGCTTTTTCATTTCGAGATTAGTCTTGCCACCCTTGCGAAAGGTTGGTTTCTTACCAGGGTGCATGTTTTTCTCATGCGCTTTAACTGCTGCTTTACCTTCCATCATAGGCTCCTATGTGACGTTCACAGTAACAGTGCCTAGCGTGATGCCCAGCACAAGATTGTTTGGCGTTAAACCTGTGTCGTATGCTCGTGCCCCGCCAACAGGTGCCCATCCCCACTGAATAATTCTACTACCCCCAGAAGGATCTCCGCTACCCAGTTGCGTTGAGGTTGTATTAATCTGCAACCCATTCAAACCTCCAACACGATATGTCGTATCAGGACGTGGGTTACGCAACGCCTGGGGATCGTCCACAGGATACATACCAAGCTGCAACTGCGGTTGATCGGGTTCCCAACATGTAGGACATACCAAGATGTTAACGTTCTTGGTCTTAATGACGAGCTGTTTGAGTTGCTTCAGTTTGTAGCGAAAGCCACACCTATCGCACTGCGATATCGCCCACTTACCTGATGCGAATACATTCGGCATGATTAGAAGAACATCTGTCTTGGCGCTAGTCGCAAGGGTGCCTTCTCACGATCTTCATCCAGTGCCAGCATCAACTGCTCGTCATACATCTGCTTTAGCTGTGGCATCCGCTGTGCGGCTTCTGGACTCTTCATCGACAAGTAGTAAGCAAGCCCTGAAACAAGGCAGTTGATAAGTCTGAACGGGATGTCCTCAACGCTGGTTCCAATCCCTGCGTCCTGCATACGGCGTAGTCGCCAGTACACAAAGGTGTAGTAGTTGTCTTGGTTCGGGGCAGGCCAGACGTTGATCGACGGCAAATTTTGCAGGGTTATAGCTGCACCAGTCGTATGCGACGCTGCGGTAGTGTTGTTTGACCCACGAACGCAATAAATAAGATCGTTACCACTAACTGCTGAGTAGGCGATTGTTTCACTATCTATCTTAATAAACCCAGCAGAAGGTAGATTAGCGGTACTCGATACCGTTATTGTCGTGACACTAGAATCGATAGTCCCATTGAGCGTAACGCTTGTGGCGTTAGACTGACCTGTCTGGCGGTTAATCCAAACCTGAATGGGTCTGCCTTGAGCATTTTTATTGGGGATTAGCGCGTAGGTATCGACCGAAATACGACTGATATTGATGTCGATCTGGTTAATGCCTGTCTGTGTTCGCACCACCTGCTCGATAAGATCCACCGTATCTACAGGAAGCGGGTAAATGATATTTGCAGTTGTTAGTGCAATCTGCCCTTGCTCAATCGTCCACAGGTTGATGCCCCGGTTAGCCCACTCAGTCAGCATCAAATTTAGGGAACGCCTAGCCGTACGGTGCTCATACCCACTACGCACCTCGATACCGCACCTCTCATAAGCCTCTTCGATCAGCTCATTGAGATCTGGGTTAAATGCGACGGTGCCTGATGTAGTCACTTCATCCCTCGAAGCGTTTTGGCGAGCCTAGCTCTCTGCCCAAGTTTGCCTGGAGCCTTAGTAGCTTTATCAAGCATCTTCGCAGGAATCGGCTTTTTACCTTTAATACCAAGCTGTTCACGAAGTGCTCCCGGTTTAGAGATGGCAGACTGAATCCACTTACCCTTTTTAAACCCTTCTACACCACGACCTTTGAGAATGTCCGCTCTGGTTACATCCCCATCGCCTGTTAAATCAGGAAACTTCTTAGCCATTATCTGTACCTCGCGGTCTTAGCAGCAATGCCTTTTGGTTGTTTGACGAATTGCTTTCCCGAGCGTTTTCCAGCGCGTTTAGCTCTTGTTGTCGCAGCATACTCTGAAGGCGTAAGAGC